TATGGAAAGACTTCGATGTTGAGAAGTTGATTTCTAAGTATGCCAAGGATGGTTTTACTGGTGCATCCAACTTCATCAATGATTTTATTATTGGCGAAGAAGCAGCTCGGTCTGCAAGAACTTTCGTAGCGAAGTTTAGGCAGAAGCACGCAACGGACCCAGGTGGATACCCACTAAATTACTTAATCAGAACTCTTCTCTTAAATCAGTTTGACTCAAACTCTCCAACCCCAGTTGGTCCTAAGACAAAAGCTCATGCCGTTAGAACAATTGAAGCAACAGAGGAACAAAGTGAAACATTTGAATATTAATTACGTAAAGGCAAGCGACTTAAAGATTCCGGAATGGAAGGCAACGCACATACTCCGTCCAGACTTGCTTGTCTTGTCTGCATCGCTAATGGAATTTGGTTTTATTGAGCCAATCCACATCCGAGCATCAACCAAGGAAGTTATAGACGGAAGCGAAAGACTCAGACTGGCCATGAATGTTTCAAGAATTGCCGATGCTCATGGGGACATGATTCCAGTCATCGAGCACGATTGCGATGGTCTGACCGCAATGATGATGCATCTACGCCTAAACAGGGGGCGCGGAAACCTGGTTTCAAAGAAGATTTCCAACATAGTACGGAAGCTAAAGCAGTCTGGAAAATACAATCGCCATGATTTTGATTCGCTTTTGTGCATGAAGACTGACGAGCTTGAGGTAATGTTAGAGGCGTCAATCATCAAGACGAGAAACATAGCTGAACACACGTACTCCCGTGCTTGGGTCCCAATTGAGGCTCCTGCAGGAACAGTGGACAGCGAGCCAGTTGTAGAAAGACCACCGAATCCGGATAGGTGACGGTGATATAATTATTTTATTAGTCCGTCCAAAAACAAGGAACAATTAATATGCCACAGCCAATTCAAGGACCAACGCTTGCTGAAGTAGCTTTGAATCGAAGAGAAAATGAAAAACTTGTTAAAGCGAGGGGTGTTCTTTCCAAAGACGGCAGGGACAGACTGAAGAAGGCGCTGAAAGCTCCAGACATGACTGGTGCCACTCAGAGAGAAAAAGCCAGACAAAGACAGATAGCCAGGGAACTCAAGAAGTACAGAACAGGAGCAAAGGGCGCTCCGTCGACACGAAAAGCCAACGCTCTTTTCAACGAGTCTGGAAGAATTGGCGCAAGAGCAAGAAAACGAGCAGCTGAAAAAACAGCAGCAGCAGCCAAGAAGGCAAAGAAGGCCAAGAAAGCCGCTAAGAAGGCACCCGCCAAAAAGGCTGCTAAAAAGGCTCCAGCCAAGAAGGCAGCCAAGAAGGCAGCACGACCAGTTAAGAAAGCAGCCAAGAAAAGTCGCTAGGACTTAATTATTGAGTTGTAAATAATTAGTGCTTTTCTTTAAAGTGCTACAATTGGACTGAAAAGTTGCAACCTCAGAGGTAAGCCATGCTTGTATCAGTTCACGATTTAGTCACATACATGGACATTTCGCTGTCTATGCGTCAACAAGATGCTGCCGAGATGGTTCTTGAAGGTCTTCAAAGCGAGCTAGAAGCGTATCTTCGCAGACCTGTCGAGCCAACAGAGTTCACCGAAGAATATGTTCTTGACTCAGGTCACCTTGGCGTTCCAATGGGCACTTTCCTTTCAGTTAATAGGCCGGTTGGTGACTCATTTAGCACGACGAGTCCTGTGGAAAATACAGTCTATACGGAGCCTCCACAGACAATATATTTGCGCAACTCCCCTGTCGTCTCTGTAATCGAGGTCACCGTCAAGCCGCAATTCGGCGAAGAGCGCGTTTTGGTTCCGGAAAGCGACTATGTGGTTAGACGATACGGAATCGACTACTTCTTTGGATTCTCCAACGACATAGTCACAGTTAATTACACTGCCGGACTTGATGGTGAGAACATAAAGATGTTTAAGTTGATGATTCTTCGTGCTGCAACTCGCGAAATGCAAAACATGCATGATGACGTCGTTGGCGTTAAGGACCTCAACACGAGAAACGTTGCGCCACTAGAAACTGGATTCAGTGACCGCGAGCTTGCCTCTGTAAGGAAGTACAGAAGAGTCAGAGTTGCGTAATGGCTAGAACAACTGGCAGGATAACAATTGAGGTTGAGGTCAAGGCGGACGACGTCCTTGAACTCCTGGAAAACATGAAGGACAGGGCCAGTGATATGCGGCCTGTTTTCAGATGGGCAAAGGGTCAACTCGAATTAGCCAATGCGGCAAACTTCATGGCTAACGGCCTTCCAAGCGGAAAGCCATGGGCGCCACTTGACAAGGACTACGGCACATGGAAATCAGCACGCTTCCCCGGACGCGGAACGATGGTTCAGACTGGCAACCTTTTTAGAAGCCTTATCAACATGAACGACTCGTCGGTTAACGTTATAGAAAAAGATACAGCTACATTTGGGACCAACGTTGAGTACGCAAAGTTTCATCAATATGGAACCACAAAAATGGCCAAAAGAAAAATAGTTTTCACGCCACGGGAATTCCCACGAGAACTTGGAATTAACATGGTCAAATATATGGTTCTTGGTGAGGATGCGATTACATGAGCCTGATGCATGGCCCACAGTTTGCCAAGTCTTATGTCAATGAATATCTTAAATTGGATATTCCAACGAGAATAGTTAGCTATCGAAATGGCTGGAACGTTGACGACATTACTCTCCCGACGCCAATCGATTTCTTCATCCACGAACCAATTGCTATGGATACTTGGCCGACAATAATCACCGCAGCGATATCTACGAGCAAATTTGAAAGAATTGGCTATGACGGGTCAGACCCCCTTTACCGTGTCGACTACTCAATGCGCACATATGTATGGACGAGGTCGGATGGAGCTGAAGCCGTAACAACGATGAGGGACCGCTTAACCACGGTTCTCAGAGCGGCACTTCTCGACTACCCGTGCCTTAAGGCGTATGACGATAGGAACTCTTTTCGTGCAATGATTGACGAGTCAACCCTTCGTGAAGAGTTTTCCGACTTGACACTCCTAAAGGGCGACAGGTTCCTTGCTGGTTCATACATCTCGTACACGCTACAAATAGACGAGATAGTCACCAGAGAGCCAATAGGTCAAGTTTCAGAAATCGACCTGGAAGTAGTAAATACTCCATTGACCGATAGTCTCCCTACTTTCGAACCTTTGTGAAGTACAATAAAAAAGGTTTAAAACATATAACCGTTTAATTCAAATCTTTTTAACAGTTGCATTAGATAAACGTTTTGCATCTGTACAATTGAACCAATAGACGGGATTTCAATCCTAAAACGAGCAACAGGAGTGTCCAATGCCCGGTGTAGTAATTTCAACAGCAGTAAGAACAGGTCCATCATCAGCAACGGTTCGTGAGTCATCACAGCTTTTTGTTGTTGGTCTCGCAGAACGCGGTCCAGCAGACGAAGCAACCATGGTTCAGAGCATTGCTGATTTCGAATCAATTTTTGGTGGCTACCAGTCATACTCATACCTGCACCCAACCGTTGAAACCTTCTTTGAAGAAGGCGGCACGCAGGCCTACATCGCTCGCACGGTTGGCGCATCGGCCACAACTGGTGAACTAATCCTTGCTGACTCGACAGAGCAAGACGTTATCACCATTACAGCAAATGGACCTGGAGAATGGAGCGAGGATGTTGACGTTGAGGTTGTGGACGTAATTGCAGGAACATCTTTCAAAATTAATATCTCATACAACAACGAGCTTGTTTACTCAACTGGCACCGTAACTTCTGCAGCTCAAGCTGTCGGCCGGATTAACTTAAGCTCAATTGCTACGAAATATGTATCAGCAGAAGTTACTCCTGGAGCATCGACGCTACCAGAAGCAATTGAAGCAACAGCACTTTCCGCAGGTGACGACCAGCGTCCTAACGTGGTTGTAGGAAACTACATCAACTCTCTTGACGCGTTCAACGGAGCTCTTGGAGCTGGAGCTGTAACATGCCCAGAAAACTTTGCGTCGCTAATGACGAATGCGCTCGTTGCTCACGCAAATGCAAATAGCAGAATTGCCATACTTCATGGCGCATCAAATGCAACAACAGCTCAAATTCTTGAAAAGGCGCTTGACATTCAAGCAGAAGACAACGCAGAACACGCAGCCCTTTATCACCCATGGGTGGTTGTTCCAACCACAGTTCCTGGTGTTTCACGGACAATTCCACCAGTTGGATACGTAGCCGCAAAGCGTGCACAAGCACACAATCAAACTGGCTCGCATGTTCCTGCCGCAGGCCTCCTTTCATCAGCTCGCTTCGTAAGCGGAACAGCAGTTGATATCAACAAGACAACTGGTGATGCACTTGACGACGGCAACGTAAACGCAATCAGAATTATTCAAAATTCTGTAAGAATTTACGGTGCTCGTTCATGCTCAGCTGATGATGAGAACTTTAGATACATCACATCGCAGGACACGATTAACACAATCGTTGTTGACGCTGGCAGAACGCTTGAAGACCTTGTCTTCAGCACGATTGATGGAAGAAACACAATCTTCTCAGCAATCGAATCGCGTCTCATTGCAATTCTTTCACCGCTTCGCGACATTGGCGCACTCTTTGAGGCCTATGACGCCAACGGAAGAAAGATTGACTCCGGATTCACCGTAACATGCAATGCTGCTCTCAACCCAACCACACAGCTTGCTGGTGGAACGGTGAAAGCAAAAGTTGGTGTACGCACTAGCTCAGTCGGTGACAAAATCGAAGTCGACATTGTTAAGTCAAACCTTACGGCGTCAGTCGTTTAACGGAGGAATAAAGCATGCCAAATACAAAAGTTTCTCAAAGGCAAGTACTTGGAAGTATTGTGCCAGTGAACCAGACGCACCCAAAGTGGACGAACTTCAAGTTCGCACAGGTGTCAGGTGGAGAAATCACTGCCTCTGTTGAAAAGATTTATGAAGGTGGAAAGCTCCGTCCAACGGTTCTTTGCGCTCCTTCGGAAATCGGAGACATCACGCTTACCGCCCACTATGACTCAGACAGAGTCGCCAGTGACCTCGGTACCGGATTGGCAGAAAAGATTGCTCGCCTTCGCCCGTTGGTTGGTCGCGCAGAGTATGACGTCACAGTTCAGGTTTTTGACTGCGACCTAGCCGTTCCTGGAACAGACCGCGTTTACTACAAGGCCCTCCTTGTAGGCATAACCGAGCCGGATGGTGACTCATCATCTGGTGCTCCAGCAACATTTGCTCTGACCTTCGCAATCCAAGACGTAGAGTCACCAACCCTCTAATCCTTCTTTAATAGCAGTTCCACTGAGGTGCAACTGGGTGTGGTAGGTTTTGTCCCATGAGCGACAATCCACTTTTCACATCAGAAGAATCACAAATAGCACAGCCAAAGAGCAAGGCGGCCAAGACCGATGGTCCAGCCAAGGTAGAAGATACCGCACTTGCTCGTTTGCGTAACACAATCTCAAAAAAGGTTGAGCGAACAGTTGTTTTGCTTGAAGTACCTGAGCGCCCTGGCGTCCATGTTCGAATCAGTCCGAACATCACCCAGAATCAAATGCGCAACTGGCGCAAACAAGCTGGTGAAGACTCAAGAAACGGCCTTGACGCAACAAAGTTTGCATGTATGGTTATTGGTCATACCACGGTTGGAATTGAAATCGATGGTGAAGAAGTGTTTGACGAAAATGGAAACGAAGTCACATTTGCTTCACCTGTAATTCTTGAGATGACAGAAACAACCCGTCCCCTTCCTGACTGTGTTAGAGCTTTCTTTGGAGTAGACCCACACGTTGAAGCAGCAGCTCTTGCAATTCTTGACGCAGCTGGCTACTCGGATACGGTTGATGCTGTGGACCCCTCGAAGGGGTCTTCGACGAACTAGTCGATTCAGCAGAAATTAAAACAGCTGCTCGACTTGGAGAACTGTTCGGGACAGACCCCATAAAAATCCTTCAATCAGACGACACTGACTGGCTGATTAGGCTCGCCTGTGCTAAAGTTATATCGAACGACCGCGAAGAGCAAGAGCGCAAGTCGAAGACTCAGCAGGCCTAAAGGCACTGTATAGCTCGAACGTTTTTACACTCACGTGACTTAAAACTCATGGAGAAGTAAAGGTATGGCAGACGAGAAAATCGTCATAAAAATAGATGTAGACGCTAGAACTACAGCTATTGAGAAAACCACGCAGGCCGTAAAAAGGCTCAAACGCGAGTCTGGCAAGTTCTCGTCTGGGCGCAGTGACGTAAATACCTATCTAGACAAAATGGATAAAGGTTTAACTAAAAGCACAGGGAAACTAAAGCGCCACTTTGACTTTGTGGACAAAGGCATAAAGGCCTTCGGTGGGGTTCTAAAGAAGTTTGTAACATTTGCCCTTAAGGGCGTAATTGCTGAAATGGCCCTCCTTGGAGCAGCGATGCTCGGTGTACACGCCTTATTTATTGCTGGAAAGTTTATAGCTAAAGCATACTCAGGGGCTATGCAGATAGTTGCCGGAGGTGCCGCGGCGGCAACCGTGGCAATTGCAACTGCTGCTGCCGCTATTAGAGAGCAACAGGCGGCGATGTACGCCTACCGAGGAAAAGGCGCTAAAGAACTAGGTTCCGGGCTAAATCAGGCACGAGCAGCAATGCGCGCCTTGCAAATGGACGCGGACCTCGCCGGACTTGGTGTTGCTGCCTTGAACAAGTCGTATGCAGTTATGTCAAAAACAATGAGTACTCCGCAGATAAATGCGAGTACTGGTTTGTTTAAGAATTTAATGGACTTTGGTTCTGCGGGTCAAGACCCTGCTGCAGCTGCTGAAAAAGTTGCAGCAGTAATTGAATCTCTTTCAAACTCAAAGAAGAGTCTTTCTGATGTTAAGGCTGCCGCAAATGCTGTCGGCCCAGAAATGGCAGAAGCACTAAAGAAAGCAAACGTAAAAACAAAAGACCAACTCAAGCAATTGATTATGTCTGGAAAACTTGCAGAATTTGGTGGAGTTGCCGGACAGTTTGACGCAGTTAACAACACGCTTATTGGTAAAGCAAAAGCATTTTTTAATTTAATTAAGGGTCAATTTGCTGACTTTGGACAACAGTTTCTAGAGCCAGCAAAAGTAGCAATGCAAAAAATATTTAACATCATCTCTCGTGATTTGAGAAAGCTGATGGTTGCCACATCTGCCTTCGGCACCGGAACGTTCATGGACTCACTGGTAGCCGGTGTGGACAAAGTTAGTTCGTTCATGGTAAATGTCATCGAAAAATGGCTGCCAAAAACACAAGGTTTCTTTGGTCGAATTGGCAGTTGGTGGGGCTCTTTCACCAACGGTTGGAGGAAGATGGTTGAATACATGCGACCACTTATTGATGGTGCGCGTGTTCTTGAAAAAGCTTTCTCCCCAATATGGGCAGCAATCAAACAGGGCGGCATTGACAACATACAGCTATTCAGGGAAGAGCTGCTTGAGAATGAAAGTGAGGTTCTTGAATTTGGGAATAAAATTGGTGGATTAATTTCTGGGATATCTGATTTCAGCCAAGGCCTGAAGAAGGCGTTCTTCGATATTCTGCCAATCATAAATGACGTAATTGGTGGTCTCACCATGATGTTCAAGCAGGCTGCTGGTTTCATGACGATGTTCAGTGGTAAGGGTGCGTTTCTTAGTCTCATTCCGATTTTGACAATGTTCCTTGGTGGCAGAAAGATGTCAGCCACAAAGGGCGGGTTCATGAGTGCTGGAAGCATGGGCCTCCAGAGCATGAATGTCCAAGCAACAAACGTAAATATAAATGGCGCAGGTCCTGGTGTTGGCGGTCCAAGAGCCCCTGGCGGCTCCCCATCTTTGGCTAGTGGTGGTAGGCCAAACAATTTTGGCAACAATAACTCTAGGGTAATTGCAAATCAACTCCCAATAACAGCGAATACCTACGGCGGCCCAACTGCCACCCCATCCGCTGGATGGGGTTTTACTCCAGCATCTGGACCACTCGGAACAATGAATCCGTACCAACCAATTAATGGCGGAAAAGGATTTAGAAACTGGCTGAATAAGGGGAGATACATGCGAAGCAGTTCGCAGTACTCGGCAAAATTGTTTGGCAATGAACAAACTGGTCAAAAGGGTCTGAATAATAGCATGGGTGTAAAAATGGGCACCGCACTCGCTCTTGGTGTGGGAAGCCAGTACGCTCCAGAGGAAATGCGTGGAGCCATGGCTCTTGGCGGTGCCGTGGGAATGTTTAATCCACTTGCCGGAATTGGCATTGCAGGAGTCGGCGGAGCAGTGAAGGCCAAAGGCGCAGCCAAGGGTGCGGTTGCGGGTGCTGCTGGTGGAGCCGCGATTGGTGCAATGGTTGCTCCATACTTCGGTCCATGGTCAATCGCCATAGGAGCAGGAATCGGTATTCTTGCTGGCGGAATAATGGGCGGGATTAATGAAGTCCGAGAGAAAGCAAAACAAGCCCGTGCTGCAATCAAGAGTTCGGTTGGAAGCATCTTTACAGGGATAATGACAGAGCGTTCCATTGAATTTGAAGACAATCTAAATGCCGTAAAGGGTGGAGGAATAACCAAGGGTCGCAGGGGTTCCTTTGAAGGCGTAGGCGCTGATTTTATTTCGAAAACACAAGGACTAAGCGAAAAAGCTGCCGCTGGGGCAAAAAAAAGACCCGGAGAAGCCGCCACGGATGTCTTGAATAAAAATATTACACGCCTCATCAATCCAGTGGCGCTAACCACAAGGGCCCTAAGTGCGTTGACGCCAGACTTTGTAGGAAATTTAATGTCAAAAATACCTGGTGGTGGGGTTATCGACAACATACCAGGGGCGGGATTGGTCAAGGGCCTTATTGGCATGGATGTCAAAACCGCTAGTACTGGAAGAAACGAAGATTTCTTACAAGACCTGTTTGACAATCAGGCGAAGTATGGAATGAAGATGACCGAAGATGAATTAAAAAAAGCGCTCGACGACCCTGAAAATTCTGTTAAAGAATATGTAAAGCGAATAGAGGAAAGCAGCAAAGCATTCAAGATGATGGATGATGTAAACAAGGACCGCCTTGACACTCTTTCAAAAATGAGTGGTAAAACAAAACCCGAGCTTGAAGCACTTGCAAAAAATCTTGGCGTAAATCTCTATGACGCAACGATAAAATTTGATGACCTTGTAACAAAATTGAGAATCAACATGCTCCGTTCGGCCGATGAGATGAAGGCCGCCCAGACAAATGCGCTACTTGATTCAACAAGCTTATTCGACGACGCGATAAAGCAGATAGATGCAACATATGCGATTGATGAAAAATCAAGGACTCTGAAAGACCAATTCGACGCTGGAAGCTTAACCGAGAAAAACTTGCTCGGCTACATGCAGTCTCTTCCTGCAGACCTAGCTGCGATGTACGGCGGAGACCCGGTAAAGGCATTCTACGAACTTCGCAGGTCGGTTGGAAGCAAGGACGGAACTCAATTCCAAACCGGTGCAGCCCTAGAGGGAATGGACCAACTATTCCTTAATAATCCAGTGTTCCAGAAATACATGAAACAGTCAGAGGATGCAATGCTCGGCGAAGCAGCGACCCAGGTTGGAGCCGTTGTCAATCAGGGCGACAGAATGGTCGACCCTGAATTAGTTAAACAGAAACTGAAGGGTATGGACCCAGAAGCACAAGAAGCATTCATGGCGAAGATATCGGCGTATGAAACAACCATGAACCTGCCTGGGTTGGACGCAGCAGAACGAGCAGCAAAAATGAAAGGCGCAGAATCACTACTTGCAGAAATAGGGATATCACCATCGCAATTAGAGAAGATACCGAAAGAGAATCTGGATGCAGCCACCAAAATGGATGAAGCAAGCGAGGCTTTCAAAGGCGCAGTAGAACAATACGTTCAACATACGGCTGCTGCTTTTGGTCCAGATGCTGACAAACCAGAATGGTGGTCAAAAGAAGCCATGAGCGCGATTATGGGTGGAGATACATCTTCTCCAAGAGGAAAAGGAATCGGCGACACTACATCTTCTCGTCTAGCCCAGACCATGAGCCGACATGCCGCAATGAATGGTCAGCTCACAGGCAAGAGAACAATCACTTCTGCATACAGGACAATGGGTCTTGGCTCTCCAAGTTCAGACCACGTAATGGGTCGCGCATACGACCTAACCGGACAAAATCTCGGTGCGTACTCAAAACTTGTTCACGCGAACGGTGGCTTTGCTGAATTCCACGGAGCAGGCGGCGGAAGACATCTTCACGTAGTTCCAGGGCCAGGTCCAATTGGTGACACAAGAACTCCCGCTTCGTCGTATATGGCTCCACAAAGACCATCCGAAATGGGCGGTGGCGGTGGGGTTACTGTAAATATGAATGTTTACCCTGGCTCGAATATGAACACAAAAGAATTTGCTTCGATGGTCATAACCCAGCTTAAGGCCGAGATGAAGAATGCTGAGCAGAGGTCCTAAACATGGCGATATCAGATAGTTGGGTAAAAAACCAAATACTTTTTCTTAAACATTCGACAATACGCTCACAGGATATTGAGTTAAAGCCGGACGCATCTTCTCGTGGGCTTTACTGGAAGTATGTAAAAGTAAAAATTGAGGATTTAGAAGTAGCAAAGTCAAACCCAAGGTGGGATTCTTTTGCAAACATAACTCCAGGTTTTAGACGTCAGGATAACAATTTTTATTGGCAGCCTTTCCCAGAATTCGCTCTAGATTATAGAATCTATATCGATGGAGATGCAAATCCATTCCCAAAATATGATGTTGCCGCAAAAGCCTATTCAGCCGTAGACCCAATAATAATAAGGCCATTAGATAGAACCGCAGCATCCACAATCAACAGAAATAGACTTGCTATTGATTTGGGGAAGGTATCGATTGGGAAAAATCAAAAAATAAGAGCCGTTGCACCAGGGACTATTTACGAGCTCAACGGTTTAATTTATCGAGCTACAGATTTGTACTTAACTGATTCCGTATACACCGGACTCGTAGCATCGCAAAGAAATGTCTTTCTTGGTCAGGTTCAAATATGGCAGAAGGTTGCCGAAATAGCCGACGGAGTTTACGAACCAATCCCCTATGGGAACTACTGGTTCAACCCATACACGCCAGCATTTTTTTTACTAAGGTCAGATTTCAAATCTACATCCCTGTACAAACAAGACACAACTGCTGAAGAATTAAGGCTTGGCAGAATTGCCGCTTCGATGGAAGCTGGCAAATCTCCATCACAAGCAGAAGCAGAGACAGATGGAATTGACACAAAGGCCGCTGCAACATTGGAAAATATCCAAAACGGTAAAACCGAAGTGTCAACCGCCGCAACAGCTGGGACCACAAGGAACGGGAATGGAACAGTACCAGACAATGGAACATCAACAGGGGCAACTGGAGCAATAATTAGAACAGCCGTAAAAGTTCGTGGAGGTTTTGGTTTTGTAAATCCTGGTCAAGTAACAGGCACAGAACCCCAGATGGTTCAGTACTACAAGAGCGCTGGTAGCCAGATAACAGAACCAGATAGACATTTATTCATTCCAAAACCAAATCAAATCAATTATCAAAACCTTGGTTCTGAATGGACGGAAATAGACAGGGCTGGAAGGATACCTCTTGTTGACTGGAAGAACTTTAGATTAATGAAAGTTTCTTTCCAGTTTATTGTAATCCCAGATGAAACATACAGGCTTGGAGCTTTTGGTAGCACTGCAGATGATGGGGTTACACTTTCGATAGACGACAAACTTGAGAAGTTGAGAAATATGGCTGCAAGGCCATATCCGGTAATTCTGTACGGATTCGACGACCTGCTAACCAATACAAGTGAATTTGTTTCTTCGGGTGGTTCTGGAGTTCAGTTTGTAATAAACGACCTGACAATATCTTCTTTGATGAGAACTTCGAATGGAGCTATAAATAGAGCAACATGCGACATTACTCTTCAAGAAGTACCAATTGAGCTTATTAATCTAATTTCTCTACCAAAGCTTGTCCCAGGGCAGATTATTCCACCAAATAAAATAGATAATCCAATAATCACGGGAGACAGAGCAAGGTTCACAGATAAAACAAAGAACTACACCGGTAAGGGCACGTAGAAATGGCTGGAACAACATATATCGACTTAAATCAAAATAAATACGACGGAAATGCTCAAAGCGTAAATGGTTCAATATCTATTGGTTCACTTTCAGCTGGGTTGATGACGTCTATAGACAATTCGATAATAAGCGTAAGCGTTAATTATTCTATGAATGAGGCCTCCCAGTTAAGTTTTGAGGTGCTTGAGTCAATGACCGTTGACTACACAAGAACTTCTTTTGCTGAAAAAATGTTCCCAAGAACGCTCGATTACGCTTCCAATAACTACTTTCAAGTTGGCACTGATGTTGTTTATGAAACTCAGTCACTAAATGAGCGCATTGACACAAATAACCCGAGCAACAGCGCTCTAGTCCGACAGAAACAGCTATTCGAGATAGCCAGCGTTGACTTCAGCCAAGGCCCTGGAGGAAGTCCTGTCTGGCAGGTTCAATGCTGGACGAAAGCGATACAGCAAATGAAGCGAGACAGAAAACCAGACCCGTCTTCAGGAACTTCGTCTCAGTATGTAAGACGTGCTGCTGAAAAATATGGATTAAAATTCTGGGGCGAAGAAACAACAAAAAAAGTAAAAATAAATAAGGCAACAGGTGGAAAGCAGTCAGACTCACTGTGGACTGTTTTGCAAAGATTAGCCCAAGAAGCAAAATTTGTTTTGTTTGAGACTGATGGACATCTAATATTTGCGTCAGAAAAATATTTGTTACATAAATGGGGCATAGACAGTGGAGACACTGTAAGAATTTGGAACAAGAAAAAACAACAGTTTATAGTTAAGCCAACAAAGTTCATACCATTGCAGTACCCATATGTAACCAAGGGGACTCCTGGGTACTTCTTTGCACTGTCATACCCATCAATAAACGTGTCTTCCAACGACCCGAGATACGGCTCTGGAAGCATTGTTATAGATAGAACTAATGGAACACAGGTAAGACCTGGCATGACAGCCTATATTGGTGATGTCCCAGGGTTCAATGGGTACTACCTAATTGAGACAGTCACATTTAATGACAGAAGCCCTGACCCTGTAAGTGTCAGTTTTAGAAAACCGACCAGAGAAGAGAAAGAACAGAAAGAGATTCCCGTCGGAATTAGATTTTTATCAACGAATGCAACACAAGCGATTCCAACACGAACTCAGGCATCGGTTAAACCAGCAAACATAGATGCGAGAGTTTTCCCGCTACCAACAGAATCAAATGAATATGCATATCCAAGAATGGCAACCGGCATAGTCGCCACTGGCAACATACCGCTTTACTCAAGGCCAGTGCTTGTGTTGGAGGGAGAGGTTGGTACAACGTCCGCGATAGTTGCGTACCAGAGAAGCAACGGAACAATAAATAGCGGAAAATGGGAAGCCGGGAATACCGCTGTATTGATACCAACAATATGGACCGTGGATGGCGCGGCTAATCAATTGAACGCGGCTAATTCAATCCAGAAATATATAGATACCGGATACAACCTTGGAAAATTCTCTTCAAAAGAAAAAGCCCTCGAGTACTCAAAAATTATTCAGCAGCAGCAGCTTCAAATTTTAATAAAAAGATTCCCAAACGTTGACCCATATGCAGGTGGGACGTACATGAATACGGCCGGTTCAACATGATTATTTATAAATCTATTGACATTCATTCGTCGATAGTCATTAATGTAAACTCTATTTATTCAATTTAATAAAGACGGACAAAAACTATGACAGTTCCAAATGTAGTAACGACAGACAGCGCAAAGGGTTCTTCACACCCGCTCGTAGCTGGCTCTTTCTATTCTGGAATCGTGACGTCTGTGGACGCATCTGGCAGGGTCGAAGTAAAAATACCAGCCCTTGGAACGACCTACGGCCCAGTGACGCCAGTTGGGACAACAGAGCTAAACAAGCTGTCTGTTAACGACGTTGCTGTTTGCACATTCACTGACGAGTTTGTCTCTGACGTAGTCGTTTTTGGTTCAGGAAAAATTAAAGCAGATGTTTTTGCAAGCAAAGCAACCTTTGACCAACTCGTATCTACCGTTAATTCACTTGCAGCCCGAGTGACGGCACTGGAGAATGCGTAATGGACATGATGAAATTCCCTATCAAGTTTGATAGAACCGGTTTACAAAAGCATGTCGATGGGTCGCAAGATTACTATGCGCAGATTCTGAGCATAGCGATACAGACCGAACCAAGAACTCATGTGTTTTCTCCTACCTTTGGAGTACTCGACCCATCATTTAGAGGAATAGACAGAGGTGTATTTGTTCTGAATGCATCACGATTTGTTCCAGAAGTAAAAATAACAGGACTAAGAACAGACATCGACCCTAATGGGAATTCGCTAAAAGTTGAATTTTCCTTCAAGATAAAAAGCGAGATATAAAAATGCCAGCTGATTTTTCACAGTATGTAGACTTGACCATTTTTGATGCTCAACCAGGTGACATTTATCTCGAAGCAATCGAACTTGCACGGACAACTCTTCCAGAATTTAATCTTAGAGTTGGAACTCCAGAAGACGCAATATTCCAAGCAATGGCATATATGAGTTCTTTGGTTATTTCTTCAATAAACCGAATTCCAGACAGGTTGATGGAAGGAATAGTCAGCATGATGGGCTTGTCCAGACAGGTGGCAGTACCGGCAGAGATTGACGTGACTATAACTATTGGAAACTATTCTGGAGGAACTGTTCCTGCAGGGACCGTGTTTAGCTACGAAACATTGTTTGAAGACGAAGTCCAACAGTATGTTTTTCAAACAGTTGAAGCAATATTGATTCCTGAAATTGAACTACCAGAGCCAGGAGACGATTATCCTTCTGCGTCGGTTCAAGTAGTTGCATTGTCTCCAGGAGTGATACCTCCAATAACCACACCTGGAACGCAGCTAACGGTTTTGAGCGCAGGAACGAACATACTTTCCGTTGAGACATTTGACAATTTCAGAAACGGAATAAATGGCGATAACGACTATGACTACCTTTCAAGGGCAACAACATTTCTGCGCTCATTAAGCTCGGCTATCACAAAGTCAACACAGGCCGATTCATTTATATTATCGAATTACCCAGACACCGTAACAAGAGTAAAAACATACGACTTAACATATGGAGAAGATGGGCTTGGTGATATATCCGTAAAGCGTGCTCACACAATTGTAAATACATACCTACAAGACAATCTTGCGACTGTTGAGGCTGGCGAAAATCACTTATTTGTCGTAGGGGATGTGGTCTCTCTTTACGATTGTGGAGGGCAGTTCAACGGAGAACGCACAATAACAGCAACATCAGACACAACTTTCTCTTTTGTTAGCGTTGGCACAAACTCTAGCAGCACGGCTGTTTCTGGAACTGCTTCGGCAGGAGTTGACGTAACAGGCAATATAACTATTTTTGCATATGGAATCAACTCGCTGCTTACGTCTACAGAAAAACAAAACATATTTTATCGAATTTCAGAAAAAGCAGTGGCTGGTCTAAACATATACATTAGAGACCCAGATTTGCTTCAGCTAAATGTGACTTCCTCGATAGTTCTTGACCCAACATACGAACAAATAGAGTTGGAGTCCTCAATTGAAAATATAGTTGCCAACTATTTAAGCCCAATTGAATTTCCATACACGGAAGACAGGGTTAGAAAGACTCGGCTTATTTCGCTGATAAGTAACATACCTGGAGTTGTTTATGTCCAATCGCTTTCTCTTTCTCCACTCAACGACGGTTGGCTGCCACAGTTCGACGATGATTTGATTTTCCTTAATAAGGGAAGCCTCCCATTTATCTCTGTTGAAGAATTGGATTTTACGTACACGCTGGCTCCGGAGTGACATGGCAACAACGATAAATCTTTTATCAGATGAAGCCGGCCTATATGCTGGTTTTTCTGCTAGTGCTGGCTATTCGGCTTTCCAAACACCATTGCTTTGGACTGCAGATAACAGCACGATAGAGCTTATCCCTACAGAGTTTTTAACTACAAAACGAAACGTGGTTCGAGTAGCGCCAAACATCTCTGGACCAATAAAGGTTTATTTGCTGAATCAGGAACTATCGACTGCGGTTTGCGGAAGAATACTCTCATTCAATGCAAAAGTCAAACCAGGAAATCAATCTAACATTTCAGCAAAACTGGTTATTGATGGTGTCACGGAAGAAGATGGAGTTTCACACCTCTTGTCCGGAGGTGTATATGGAGCAATTCAATCAAATAGGGTTGAAGTTCCAGATGATGCAACAATTCACTATGCATCAATCGAAATCACAATCTCTGGACATGAAGCGCAGAACATATTCATAACCTATCCAAACTTAATTGACGACGAAGCTTTTTATCAGAATAATTTTGTTCCTTTAGCAAGAAACTTTATGCCTGATTTCTATTGGGAAATAGACGGCTTAGAACTGCATCCGACCGCTCCGTATCACCGTCTTATAGATATATTCAGCACTGCCACAAATGACGTATACGAGGAATACAAAGCGATATATCCGTTTGAATCTGGAGAACTAAACGTCCCAGATGATGCATCTAAAATTTATTCAAAAAGCGTCCTTGTTAATCCAAGCGTAGTGCGGTCTAAGTACGCCAACTGGCTTGCCCAATTCACTGGTGCTCAAGCAAAAAGAAACCTTTCTAGCTCTGCTGGATATAACTACATGGACAATCTTTCAAGTGAGCTAGATTTTCTTAGATGGCAACTTGACTCTTCGGCCTATGGTTTTTCTGCTGGCGATAGAGGGTCGATTCTTGAGGCTGTTGAAAAAGTTCTGACAAGAACAAAAGACGGTGAACCTACAACATTCTCTGTTTCAGTAACCACCAGCTACGAAGACGACCCCTGGTCGATATTAATAAAAACAATCGAAAATGAAACATTGGACGCCAGCGCTGGAGAGCCAAGCAATTTTATTCTTGCTGCAGTTGAAGGTGCAAGGCCTCTTGGCTACAAGATAAACCATTTAACAGTTGAAGCCTTCTATCTGACTTTAAATGATACTTCACTTGGAAGCTTGAACGAACAGTCCCTTTCGCCAGTAACTTCGCTACCAGGGGCCCCAGATGACGTCTCAGTCGACTCTACGACCCCGACAAGCGTGACGTTGACATTTACGCCGTTGTACGGGTTGAACCTAGATGGTGGTGGCGTTATTTCAAACTACGAGTATTCGCTGTCACCAGATAACGTAACCTACTCTTCCTACCTGCCGCTCAGCCCAGTCAGGGGCCACCCCCCGATAACCATAACTGGTTTGACCCCTGCAACAAACTACTGGGTGAAGTTAAAAGCAATAAACGACCTAGGAACTGGAACGGATGAATCGGTAGCTACTTCATTCACTACTTCATAAAAAATAGACGTGATAAAATCAACTTTAAATATTGAGGAGAATTAAAAATGGCTGGTGCAGGAGTAAAATTATTCAATTCTGGAGAGGTGCTTACTGCTGCGCAGTTAAACCAGTTCATCATGGACCAGGCGGTCACACGATTCCCAGATGAAGAAGCGCGCGACCTTGCTTTTGGTGGAGCAAACCAGCCAGCATTGTCCGAGGGGAGAATTTGCTATTTAGATGATTCAAACAAAATTCAATTTTATGATGGGATTCAGTGGCAAGACTCTGACCAGTTTGTTGTCGGTGATGGAGCAATAACTGAAGCAAAACTTGCTGCTGGCTCTGTTACATCTTTAAAGATAGGTTCCGGCGCAGTTGGAGCTTCTAACATCGCCTCTGGAGCAATAACCAATACTCAGGTTTCTGCATCAGCAGCAATTGCTTATAGCAAACTAAACCTTGGAACATCCATAGTTAATGCTGACGTCAGCGCTTCTGCGGCAATAGCCGATACGAAGCTAGCAACCATTGCTTCTTCTGGAAAAGTTTCCAACTCAGCAACAACCGCAACATCAGCCAATACCGCATCGGCGATAGTGGCAAGAGATGCATCAGGTGACTTCGTAGCCAATAAATCAACACTTGCAACAGTTGACGTATCAACAGTTATAGAAACTGCGCTTATTGTTGCATCACCAGCAGCTTCAACTGTCAACATAAATTTCAATACGAGCCCAACGGTTTATTACACAGGAAACTCGACTGCAGACTGGACATTAAATGTCAGAGGCACTAACATCGTCACCTTAAACAACAGCATATCAACTGGTCAAATTGCAACTGTTACATTTATTGCAACAAATGGCTCAACCGCGTACAGACCAACGGTATTCCAGGTTGATGGTTCTGCAGTTACACCAAAATGGATGGGTGGTACTGCGCCAACAACAGGAAATGCAAACTCCCTGGATGCTTACACCCTTGTGGTAATAAAAACTGGAGCAGCAGCTTTTACGGTGCTCGCCAGTCAAACAAGGTTCGCATAAGGTTATATGCCTTTTCTCAATCGAATTGGTAGCGGAGCAACCAAGAAATTTGGTTTTGGTGCAGGTGTAAAACCTGGCGCGCCAACGATTGGAACTGCGACACGTGGAGACCAGCAAGTTAGCGTTGCTTTCACGCCACCAGATGCGCTTGGAACAGGTACTCCAACATATACGGCAACTTCAAGTCCTGGTGGATTTACCGCTGTTGGTTTTAGCTCTCCACTCGTCGTTACAGGCCTGGCCAACGGAACCGCTTACACGTTTACCGTAAAAGCAGAAAACCCTTTTGGATTTTCAACATCAGATTCATCCAACAGTGTTACGCCAGCCGGAGTTCCTGCGCAAGTTGCCACGCCGACAGCAAGCCTTCCAGCAACTTACGGGAATACAACTGCATCTGTCAGCTGGACCGCTCCTGCAGCAAATGGCTCGGCACTTACCGACTACTTTATCCAGTTCTCCAGCAACGGAGGGTCAAGCTGGACGACATTTACCGATGGAGTTTCAACAGCAACATCAGTGACAGTAACTGGGTTGACAAACGGAACCGCTTACGTATTTAGAGTTGCAGCAGTCAACTCTGTTGGAAACGGCAGCTACTCAAGCGCATCTAACTCCGCAACACCGCTTGCAGGCAAGATTCCGACACCGGTAATTGGAGATATTGCAGAGACAACAAGCTCAATCCCTTGGTGCTTTGACACTACGTACTACAACAACTACACCCCCGTACAGGATGGCGGTACA